CGTACAATTTGACTCGCGTTTCAACACTCGTAGGAGCGTAGGTGTTTCGGTCGCAGGCCATCCCACACTTAAAGCGAGGTCAAGAGCTCCAGCGCAAGCGGTGACAGCTGTAGTGACGGGGGGTGTAACTACGACTGGCAGTGTGCCAAGTGGGATCGTGGCGTAGGCGGTCACGGGGCTTACTTGAGACATGCCTTCAGGCGCTTTAGAAGCGTCCCAGAGCAGCACAAAAGGGCAAAGCCCTATAGTTACCCATGCAAAGATTTTGATCGTTAGATAGCTCATTGTTGAAAACTCAATTCTGTTGGGACGCCCCAGCTGTCGCCCGCAAGAGTGCGGAAGGCGATCTGTGCGCGGATGATTGTGTGTGTGTCTTCGTGTCGGAAGATCTGGACAAGGATTTCTTGTCCGTTGTCAAGGTTGCATCGCCCTACTTCGTAGATGAAGACTTTGGGCTCGGTCATAATTTAACTCCTATCGTCGGTAGAACGACCATAGATGATCAGTGTGCGCTATTGGGGGATTTCGGCGAACACTCTCTGAAAGGCTTGTTTGACAAGGGCTGGAGAGTCTGCCATAGCCGGCGTGATCTCATAATGAAGCCAATCGCCTGGTACGCCGTGAATAGTTTCTTTTGTGTATTTTTGCCACTTCTGTCGGTCGCATCTCCAGCCGCGTCCGAATGGTGCTATGTAGTCAAGTACGCATTCAAGGCCGAGCGCGTTCGCATTAGCGGTAACGATGTTTAGAAAGGCAACTGATCCTTTGCGACTTGCGTTCGGATGTTGTTCTGACTTGCGGTATGAAAGATCTACTGCGCGCCCTGTGGCATGCACTGACAGATTTTCGGATCCGCGCATATTTCTTACGCCCCACGACCCATTGTTCCAGAAAGCGCCGTTGCCGTAGCGAATTGCTTGTCTGATCCATTCGTCCATTCCGCTTCTAGGGCCAGCTGCGGCTCCGTCCGAGTTTCCTGTGTACGGTCTCGAGTTCGGTACTGCTGGATTCGCTGGAATCACGCTCATATTGTTGGCGGATCTTTAGGACGATCCTTAAGCCCGTTGCCTGCCAAGAGACCGATCAAGCCGCCTGCAAGAGTCATCAGCATCGGCGACAAGACTCCCCATGCTTCGGCGTCATTAGGGCTTTGCTCGGTAGGTTGCACAACAAAGAGAAGTCCAAAGATGAGCGATGCGATTGCCATGACGAACGATGCAGTAAGTCCGATTCCTACGATCAGGATTAGTCGAGCTTTGATCTGTTCGTTGCTTAAGCGGTTGTCTGGGTTCACGGGCAACGCCTTTCTAGTATTCCGTTTGCTTTGGTGGTGTTGCAATTTTCGCGGGTGCGGTCTGCACAGGAGGTCAGCCCAAGCGCGAGCAGGACACTAGCCAGCAGGATTAGGCGGATATGGGTTAGCATCTTTGACTGCTTGTACGGCTGCTTCCCATGCGGCTTGCGTGTTTGTTCCGCGTTGCCACTCAAAGAATAGGCCGTCTGATTGTGCTTCGTATTGTGTGCGGCGCGTTGCTTCTACTTGCGCGTACTGGTTGTTGTAATCAACTGTTGGCCATGCTGCGTCTAGTTCCGCTTGTGTCGGTTTTGGTGTGCTATCCAACCAGTCAAGGCCGTCATAAGTTTCGCCTGAAAGTGTCCATTGTGCGCCTACATAATTTGCGGTTAATACTGCTGCATAGTCAATCATGGTGTCACTTCCATTACTGTGATTGTGGAACTACCGCCAAAAATAAGGTCTAATGCGCGGCGGTTAATGTAACTTGTTCCGCTCGATGAAGCCATTTGCAATTTGTAGGTAGTAGCCGATGTTGTTGCAGGACTGTCTAAAAACATGAAAGGTGTTGTCCACATATGTTGATAGTTTTCCGATGGGTTTACCATGATTCCGTTCCAAACTGATCCATTAACTCCGCTACCAATTACAGTTGAGTTACGCACAAGTTGAGTAATAATTTGTTGCGAGTTAGCCGTGCCAGAGTTCACGGAACCCATAACCAAGATTTTATTGCTTGCCGATGTAGGCGTAATAGAAATAGTTAAGCCCGTAATATCTACAAAACTTGTTGTCGTAGCGGCAAAACTTGCGGTAATAAAAGCGTTTTTAACTTGCACTACGCCGCCTGCCGCAAAACTAAAGTTGGCGTTAAGTGACGCGGCGGTCAATACCTCGCCGGCGGTGTAAGTCGTTAGTGGCATATTTCTATCCTAGGACATTGTCTTCGTCAAGTGTGCCATATACCAAATCGTCCAAGATGAGCTCATAGACGATCGTTGTTGGCGAAGTGAAGTAGGTGACTGCATGCCCAGCGGACAAAGTAAGCCTGTGCTCCAGTCCTTCAATCGTCAGATTTTGGGCGAACTGGGTTGGGCCTGCCGAAGTCGTGATTGACTTTTGGATGTTGATCAGGTCGCCTACATCGAGGAGCGCCAAAATGTCTTGGTCTAGGGCAGGCGTGCCGGGGAACTCGGTGCCTAAAAAGTTAAAGCGTGCGATCGGATCTGGAACGATTAGGTATTCGGCAAGTGTAAGAGCTGCGGCGTCGTTATGTAAAAGCGAGTCTGTAATGGACTGGGTCTGCACAAGATAGGCGGCTTGGCTGACTAAATCTTCGGCGACCTGTGGCGATGATGCTCCAGCGTGCTGAATAGACGCGCGGTTCACGACCGTGTCGGCTTGAAAGGAGATGTCAATGGCGCTGTAGCCAATGTCGGTACCGTCATCATGGAACTCGGCAACAGGCACTCCAAGCGTTGTTCCAATCCTTGACTGGAAGGTAATAGTGCCTTCACGATCTACAAAGATTCTGCCCTGCTCGGCTTCGTTGATTTTGTTGGCATACCCTGCGACCGATGTACCGTTGGCGACTGTCCAAGCGGCTGCTCCGCCAAGGGTCGCCACGCCTGTCTCAATGCTCCGTGAGCCTGTGTAAGCGACTTCTGGTAGGTCTAGAAGGGCATTAAAACGCGCGCTTGAGAGCTGTTCTGTGACATTCCATTCGGCGAGGAAGGTCTGCCCTAACTGGTAGGAGAAGTCCGCGCAATTTACGGTCACGGTGTCCAGTCCGCCGAGAGTAAAGGTGTAGTCGTAGTTCACGATGTAGCCAACCCACAAAAGCTCTTTGACATTGGTTGAGCTGTATCGAGAGAAGCGAACTTCGCGTAGCGGTGCTAGCCCGGGCTGATTATTGTTTGGATCGTAGTAAGGCGAGGTCGTGTCAAAAGGGTTGAACACTCCGTCGGCGTAAGTGTCGTTAAGCGTAAAGTTCATCGTGCCATAAGCGAACTGGTCGCCAGTGTTAGCGCGTCCGCGTTTAGCTGTTAGCGAGATTGTGCCGTCCATAACGGTCGCGAATTGCGATGTACCGTCAAGCGTATATTCGGTGTTGTTTAGTTCGCCTTTGAGATCGTCGTCAAGAGTAAAGGCGTTCCAGTCGTATCCTGTGTCAATCTCGAGGTCGTAGTTACCTGACCCGATTACCGCTACGCCAGCCATTAGGCGACCGCTATGTTCGCAGGGCCATTCTGCCTATTGAACGCTCTGATCGCGTTTACGACAGCTGTGCCGATCTCCGCGCTTGAGCCAAGACCGCCAGTGATGTTGATCGTATAGTTGCCCATTCCACCACCGCGTCCAGATAGTGGGATGACCGCTTCAGGGCCACGCTCGCCGATCATTGCAAGCGTGGGCCCTGTCACGATTCCACCGTCCGCGAGCATAGGGATATTCGGAACGGAGAAGCCTTTGCCACCTAGCCCGGGTACCCAGTCAGGGAACTCGAATGACAATGAGCCGATGGTGTTATTCCAAAGTTTTGCAATGCCGTTAAAAAGTGATTTGTAGATGTTGAAGACGCCTGTGAAGTAAGTCGTGAGTCCGTTAAAGACTGCTTTACCGCCTGCGAGCATTGCGTCAAAGACTGTGTCCACGATTTTGCGGACTGTCTCAAATTTAAAGTAGAGCGTTGTAAGAATTGCTATAAACGCGACGATCGCCAAGATGACCAGAGTTACAGGGTTGGCAAGTAGCAGAGCGTTAAACACTGCGACAACGCCGTTTACGATCATTTGTGCGGCTGCATAAACTTTCATAGCGGCATTAAGAGCCAAGATCGTGACTGCGATTCCACCAATCGCGCCAGCGACAATTAAGAAGACTTTGGTGTTCTCTTGTGCCCACGCGCCAAAAGCGATCAGGTACGGAAGTAGCGCCTCGACTACTGGGATCAGTGCTGCACCAATTGATTCTTTAGTTTCTGCTAATGCAATCCCTAGACGCTTCATTCCGCCTTCGGCAGTGGCGGCAGCTGCGGCAGAAGCACCACCGAACGATCCGCCGAGCACATTCATTACATCTTCTAAAGATGCACCGTCTTTGATCATTGCTTTAATTTCTGGACTTAGTGCGGCAAGTCCTTTCATGTTTCCGCCGTAAGCCTTGGCAAGAGCGTCAGAGACGGTCGCTAGGTCTTTGCCTGATCCTGCGGAGATGTCTTGTGCGAGTGCTAGCGCTTTGTTGGCTTCCTCGATGTCTTTAGTTCCGCGTACAAGTGACGCCAGTCTC